ACGTCGAGATCATGCAATGCGTACGGCAGGAAGGACCGTTCACGCACATCATCTACTCGGCCGGCATTAACGAGCTAGCCTGGGTAGACAAGCCAGATCTTGACGTCGTCCTATACGACGCGATGGAAGTGAACTGTTTCGGATTCGCCGTCCTGATAGGCGAACACGTACGACAGTACCCAATGGACGAGTTCAGCGCTGTCGCAGTATCGTCCGACGCGGGCCGGATACCTATGCGCGGTAGCCTCGCCTACTGTACATCTAAGGCGGCGCTCAACATGGTCGTCAAGCAGCTAGCCCGCGAGCTAGCGCCCGTACGCCGTATCAATGCGGTCGCACCTGGCATGGTCGAAGATACCGCCATGACGAACTACATAGACAAGACGATCCCCGGCTTCCGTGGCTGGACTCCGGAGTATGCCGCCGAGTATGAGCGCAACGGCACGCCAACCGGAGGCCGCGCTACCAAGAATGAAGTGGCCGAGGCGATCGTCTGGCTGCTTACCGGCCCCGCGCAGATGACCGGAGTCATCCTCGATATAAATGGAGGACGCTAATGAAGAAGACCTTCTGTGATCGCTGCGGGAAACAATGCGTTAACACAACCGTCGTCATCTCAGTCCGAGTAGTTCACCATACCAAGACCGGAGAGTACGTCGGCGATGACGAACACAAGCCGATCGAGGTATGTACAGACTGCGAGTACGAACTTCGTCAGCTTTTCCCACAGGCGTTCTCGATGATACAGAAGGACGAAGCACTAATAGATTCCCCGGTAGCTGCTGAGTACCGTCGAGTAGAAGAGAGGCGATAATGCCAGGAGAGATCCGCAAGTGGGCAGACGAAGCGATGTACCGTGCCGAAGACACAAGATCAGATCCGAAGGTGACGATCATCGACATGACTCGGCGACCGCTACAGGTCGTAGCGGCAGCCGCCGAAACCTACCGAGGCGGGGTGTACCGTGACCCGCGCGACATCTCCCGGCCGCAGGCGATGGAGTGGCTAGAGGGATTCAAGGACAGCAAGATCTCCGCGCCCATGGAGTGGGTGTCCTTGTCCTTCTACATCGAAGGCGTGACGCGGGCCTTTACGCACCAGATGGTCCGGCAGCGTACCGCGACGTTCGTCCAGGAGTCCCTACGGTTCGCCGTGAAGGAAGACGCCGCATATGCCGTCGCGGACCCGCCGAGCCTTATGGGCCTGAAGGAAGACCACCCATGGGTCCTGACCTGGCGCGCGGCGACCTCCTACGCGGCGCAGGCCTACAACCGGCTAGTCGATAACGGGATGCCGGCTGAGGATGCGCGCGGACTCCTACCGCACGCGATCACGACCCGGCTTCACTACCATACCGACCTCCGCAACTTCTACGACCTCGCCGGAATGCGGCTCTGCTCGCAGGCACAGTACGAGTGGAAGATGGTCTGGAACGAATTCATCAAAGCTATCATGAGCTATGGCCCGACCGAGGATCGCTGGCAGCAGCAGGCTATCGCTAGCCTCTTCAAGCCGGTCTGCTACCAGACCGGACACTGCGGCTTCAACGGACCCGCCGACCGCTGGTGCGTTATCCGCGACCGCGTTAACGCTCACTCGGACGCGGGCGATAAGCCTGAGGACTGGACCGACATCAACCCGTACGAGCCACTCCACCACGCAGCAGCCAGGAAGCCAAATGCCTGACGAGAAGCCAATACTTGAGCAGATCGACGAAGCCGGTACTCTACAGACACCTCCACCGTCACCCAGTGAACTAGCCTTGGCGCTGTTCGAAGCATTCCAGCAAGTAGTCGAGAGCGCTCACGAACACGACTGGAAGATCCTCTCCTACAAGCACGAGACGGTCGGTTTCGAGCACCCGCGCCAGCCCCGGACGAACCTGACTGTCCTGCTTATTCGCTGCTTCGACTGCGGCGATATCCAGACTACAAACCTTAGCGGCCACTGGACGCTCGAAGAGATCCTACGGACTAGGGAGATGAAGAATGAGTGATGACGCGGCCTATTACTACATCAAGAGTCTAGGCGTCAAGCCAACGCCTGATGCCATGGATCAGCTAGCAGGCCCATTCGCAGAAGCACTCCGAATAATGTGCGAACGTGGCTACGACCCGGAAGGGCAGACATGGCAGAGCAAGGGATGGAAGGGACTAGTTCACGACATCCTCAACAAGGCGGGACGCCTAAAGTTTCATTCGTGGCGGCACAACCGTTTCGATGGCGATTCCGCAATCGACATTATCAACTTCGCCGGATTCTACTGGAGAATGAAGAACATAGGCTCCAAGTGGGGCGAGCTGGGGAAGCCGGGATAATGGATCGTATAAGTCACAACGAAAGGTACGGGATGTTGGGACAGGATATTCCGCACGGCACTATCTGGTTCGCGCCGATCCCGAAGTGCCCTGCGCACGGCAAGATGAAGTATGACATGCCGACCGACCGTTATATCTGCGTCGGCTTCGACGGTGAGGGATGCGACTTCACCATCGACAACGAGCACCTCGAATGGTCACCGCTAGGAACGGTAGACTTATGCCGCCAAAACTACCGCCATCACTCGACGACCCCCGCTTCATGGCCGCGGTTGACCTGCTAGGGCGTACCGGCTCGAAGACATTCGAGATGCGATTCTCTGAACCGGAAGAGATGTCGAACAGGGTAGGCAAAGGCCCGGTCGTCTGGATGGCGATAGGCGAATGGGTCCGCGACGGCAAGGTCGTCTATGAAGTAGGAGCCCACACCAATCCTCTCGTCGCCCTGTTCCGCCTACTCGATACCGTTGTCGATGGCGGTATGTGTACGTACTGCGGGAAGCCGACCGGCTTCAGCGAAGACGCGGACGTCATGCCGCTCGATGAGATGTTCTGCTGGTACCAATGGGACCCGGAGCGCAAGAAATTCCGAAGAGGATGTGAAGGCGATGATAAGTGACGTAACGTACTGGTGCGATCCTAACCGACACGGAGGCAACCAGACAAAGGCCGACTACCTGGTCCTAGCACCGCCGGAAGAACGCAGGATGGACCTACAGCCTAACTCGTTCGCCTGCTGCGAAGCCCACCTAACCGAAGCCATAAAGATAGTGCTAGAGAATCACCGCAACGTAATAGTGCGCCAGGTGAACCGTAAGCCGGAAGAATACCCCTCTAGTAAGCAGGCCGGGGGATAGGGTATAATCGAGTAGGGAGGTGCCGCGTGCGTTACGTCAGCCTACACCATCACTCGACGTTCAGTCACGGCGACGGCCACAAGCTACCCGCCGTACACGTAGCTCGGGCAGCGGAACTAGGGTACACGGCGCTAGCTCTGACCGAGCATGGCGGCACCTCCTCTCACTTCCAGCTAGAGAAGGCAGCACTCAAAGCCGGAATCAAGCCGATATTTGGTCTTGAGGCTTATACCGGCCCGGTCGATGAGAGCCGGAGCCAGTGGAAGTATCACCTGACGATCCTCGCGGAGAGCAACGATGGGTACCGAAACCTCAACCAGCTCGTCACCCAGTCTTGGCGAGATCATCACTATCATCCAACGGTGTCTGGACAGAATCTCCGAGATAATTCGGCAGGCCTTGTCGTTCTTTCAGGATGTACTGGAAGTCTTCTCGCTTGCTCTCTCGTCGGCGGCAAGGGAATTCCAGCTCCCACGTCTAGGGACGGATATGGATGGGATGACGCCCGACGCGTCATCAGCCGTTTTGCCAGACTATTTGTTTCCCGATACTACCTTGAGGTCCAGCCCTTCTACGAGCTTGAGAAGACCTGCCGCATCAACCCTGCTTACGAACAGCTCAGTCGACAGACTGGAGTCCCGCTCGTGGCAACATGTGATGTCCATTACCCACGACCCAACGACAGCGACATGCAGGCAATACTCCACGCAGTACACCGAGGCAATCAATCGATTGATGATGCGATGCGCGCCTGGAACTATGACGTACCGATGACGTTCCCCGAGTCGGATAATGCTCTGTTCGACCGGCTCCGGAAGACTGGCCTGTCCCGCGCCGCAGCTATCGACGCCATCCTCAACGCCGAGTATATCGCCGGGCAGTGTAATGTAACCCTTCCGAAAGCGGAACGCCTCCAGTACCCGATCCAGGAGAACGACTGGAGTCCTTGGTTATGATTGTTCTAGTCGGCTTGCTATTCGTGCTGTCGGTAATCAACTCGGCTGCCTTGTTTGTCCTCTACCGGGAAGGAAAGACTAAGCAGCAACGCGGGAGTATATTCATAGATTGTAACGTTGTCTACTATACGAGACAAGATGATGAAGACTGGCCATTTGAAAAGCGAGAAGATCATGGCGAGCACGCTAGAGCATTCTAGGGTAGAAGCGGAAACCCTTCTATGGCATTGGGTCCGTGAAGGCTGGCGGTACCGGCGGATCGGCCAGCTTCCCTACGCCGACCGGGAGTGGTACGCCGAGCGTGTCCGCTACGAGATGGAACTTATTCTCTCTCGCGGGCTTGCGGACTTCTTTCTGTTCACTAGCGATACGATCCGGTGGGGGAAGGATCACGGCATACCGTTCGGGCCGGGGCGTGGGAGCACCGCGGCCAGCGTCGTCGCCTACCTTATCAGAATAACCGAAATCCCGCCCCACAAGTATAAGGGAATGATCTTTGAGCGCTTCATCGACATCTCTCGCCCGGACCCGCCCGACATCGACGTAGACTGCTCGGACGAGGAACGCTGGCAGGTATGGGAATACCTAGAGCAAAAGTACGGCGCGGAGATGGTCGGGCATATCGGAAACTTCGTACGGTACCGTGGCAAGAACTCCCTAGCTGACGTCGCTAAGGTTTACGGCATCCCTATCTGGGCGCGGGAGGGTGTCGCTAACCTCCTGATAGAACGGTCGGGCGGTGACTCACGGTTCGACGCTACGCTGGAGGATACGTTCGAGCTATTCCCTGAAGCAAAAAAGATCCGCGACGAGTACCCGGACATAGGGCAGGCCTGTAGGCTCGAAGGTGACGTGCGCGGGATGTCGGTTCACGCGGCCGGGCTAATGGTAGCTAACTCCCCGCTCACCGACGTATGCGCCGTCTATGAGAAGGACGGCGTCAAGGTGATGAGCATCGACAAGTACGATGCCGAGTACGCCGGCATCCTGAAGCTAGACTTCCTTGGCCTATCGACTATGGGTATGATATCCCGGTGTCTCCGGATGGCCGGCCTAACTCTGGAGGATCTATATGCTATTCCCGACGATGACCCTAGAACCATCGAGGTATTCCGACAAGGCGATGTTGTGGGAGTATTTCAGTTTGAGGGTCGAGCTACACGGCTCGTCAATCGAGACGTACGTCCAGATCACTTCATGCATATCACGGACGTCAACGCACTATCGCGTCCTGGACCGCTGTTTTCCGGTCAGACAGCCGAATACGTCGAAGTCCGTCACGGTCGAAAGCAACCCACTCGCCTTCATCCGCTGGTCGATGAGATCACTGCGGACACGTACGGGCAAATCATCTATCAGGAACAGATCCTCCGAATTCTCAAAGAGATGGGTGGGTTCGATTGGTTCTCCGTCAGCCAGATCCGGCGAATAATCTCGAAGAAAATGGGCGAAGCTGCCTTTCAGATGTCCTACCAGAAGTTCGAAGACGGCGCGAAAAGTCTTCATGGCGTTTCCGCCGAGCTAGCCGACAAGATCTGGAAGCGCCTCGTGACGTCGGGAACGTACAGCTTCAATATTGCCCACGCCATCTCCTATTCGATGCTTGCCCTATGGACAGCATTCCTAAAGGCGAACTACCCGGTTGAGTTCTATGCGGCATCCCTAGCGAAAACCGGGAACGCAGACGCACAGTTCCGTCTTATGCGCGATGCGCTAGCGCACTCGATCGATGTGAGGCCGCCATCTCTCCAGCACTCTAAGGCTAACTGGCGTCCGGTTCCCGGCGTCGGTATCGTCGCGGGATGGCAGCAGATCCCGAAGATAGGGCAGAAGACTGCCGAGCGGATCGAGGCACTAGGCGGCGACTACGGTTTTGATGACTGGGTAGAACTCCGCGCCATCCCCGGCATTGGCGACAAGACGATCGCCCGTATGGAAGAATGGACGGAAGCCAAAGATCCGTTCGGCCTATACCGTACCGAGAAACGCCTCAATGCCGTCCGCCGGTTCCTGCGCGGACCCGGCAAGGGGCAGGCCCCGGTGCCTACACACGACGGCGATACCCTCGCCGGTATGAAGGTTAAGCAGAGGCTTCCCGGCCAGAAATGGATACAGGGTCCGCGCGTTATCTATATGGGTATGGTCAAGCTAATAGAGTACAAGGACATCGTTGAAGACGAGAGATCCCGTACGGGCAAGGAAGTCGAAGAGATCCTCAAAGAGATCAAGCGCCCCGATCTCATCAAGCGCGCCACGCTTCACTGCTACGATACTAGTGACGAGGAAGTCTACGCCCGCGTTAACCGCTTCCAGTTCCCTAAGCTACAAAGGCAGCTAGGTACGATCCGCCCGAACCGAGACGTAGTTATCATCCTGGGGAATCGCATCGCCGGCTTCGGCACCCCAATAACGGTCGAGCGCATATGGGTGCTCGACCCTGATTAAGAGGGACAAAATGACAGCAGCCGCTCCTGAGGAGTCTGACGAGATCCTTATAGTCACGCACACCCGCCATATGGATACTGCCACCTTCCGAAAGCATATGGCTTTCCGGCACCGCAATAGCCTCCACGGGCGCGACGGCATCGGGCCGTTCCACGACCCGTATGTCGAACGATGCTGGCGAGCGTTTCACGCAACAGTACATCGCCTTGCCCTCTACGGAGAACAGGATCACGAACATGGGGCGTAACCGCGCCAAGCGAGTAAAGATCACAAAGACCCGCTGCTTTAAGTGCGGTGTCCGCCCGGCCGGCCACATGCGGCTGCCCATGAGTCCCTACTGCGCAGAATGCGAGGCAGAGAATGAAGCTCAAAGGCGCTCAGAACGGCTGCGCTAAGTGTAAGCGTGTGTTCGCTACTTTGACCGACTTCGACAATCATCAGGATGTAGACTATCATCGCAAGCCAGTGATCATCTGCCTCGACCCGGCAACGATCGGACTTGAGCTTGCCGACGGTGCCTGGGGGACTCCTGCCGGGAATGCCAACCGCACCCGTAAAGCGGCACATATGCGGGTGGTACCCCGGCGCGACCGGCGCGGATAACGCCCCGAAAACATACCCCCTATACGGTCCTCCCGACGTACGTAGAAGCCCTATCGGGACTATCCGCGTCCGGGTACTAGCGCTAGGCTATCGACCCTTCTACGTACGTCCTAGCGCCGCTGAGAGCTATTCGACGGAGAGTAACCGAACGGTTACCGAGCAACAAGTGAGTACTGGCTGACGTGGAAGCTGACCGGCACCCCGCCCGTGCCCCATACCTCCCAGCCGAACTCGACAGTATCGACTTGTGGGTCGAACGGCCCCGGATAGTTGCCTCCGTGCGAGGCGATGTATGCGATGAAGTCCTTGAGGTTGAATGTGCCCGAACCGACGTTGCCCTCTCGCACGAACCAGGAAGCCGGGCCGTTACCACCCTGGGACTGATACAGATCAAACGTCACACCATCGATGACCGGCTTAGCGATGATCGAGCAGCACGGCGCTACTCCGGACGTGTCCGTCCAGATCATGATCTCGTATCCTGAGTCCGATCCGGGTGACCCGTTGTTGAGCCAGATGTCATAGGCGGCTTCCCATTGAAGAGCGCCACCGTATCCCGGACCCGTCTCTGCCTCCGACGATGATAGCCCTGCGTACGACGACAGCGCCCCGCCGCCCCACCACCCGATATGCGGATATGTCATAACCCAGCACGACTGGCTGAACGTCTGCTGGGAAGTAACTCCCCAGTCGTTCGGCGAGTTTGCCCAGATAGTCTCCGGGCCGTGCGACGGGCACCACGCATCATTATTCCAGTGATACGTAATTCCGCCGACGGTCTGCTGATACGTACCGTACTGCGCGGATGATGACCATACCGCGCCGGTCGAAGTCGATGTTGGCGTCACCGTCGGAGTCGCCGAGGTTTGTGTCGGCGTTGGTGTTGTTACGGTTGGTGTCGGAGTCGGCGGCGGATGCGGATGTTTCCGCAAACCGGCACCGGTCATAAAGACCGAGAGGAACAGCGCGCTTAGCGCTGCGATGATAATTGCGTACCTTCTCATTATCCCTTCCTAACCGGGGTACCCGACTGGCTCCGGCACTAGCGGGTCGTTCGGGTACTGTCTCCTAATCATCTGATCATAGACCCCGGCAGACTTTGCCTTCGGCTTCCGCCAGACTCCCCGAAATGGCGCCCGGTAGAAGCACTGCCAGGAGTACGGCTTGTAGGAGGTATACGCCATCATGATGACCGCGCCCGGCGCCATTGCCTCGCAGACCGACCTTTCCCAAGCGCTCTCGTAATCGTCCGCTTTGAAAGGTCGTGCGGTGTATACGATATCGTACTCGGCCCAGGCAGGTGAATCTTCACGTAGATCCATCTTGCGGGCGTCCACTCCAAGTCCGGCCGCTTTGGCGAGGTAATCATCTGAAATCTCAAACCCAGTGGCCCGAAGATTATGGTACCGCGACGCAAGGTAAAGCTTGGTCCCGATACCACATCCAGCTTCACAGAATGAGA